CCACCCACGCTGCCGTTGCCAACCGTGCAGGGTTATTCCGTTCAGCCGGAAGATGCAATCTTGCGCACGGAGATGGAAGCCGGACTTGCCCGCCAGCGTCGGCGTTTTACCAACGTGCCGACCAAGGTTTCCGTGCGCTGGATCATGCGCCGCGATCAGTATGCCATTTTTGAAGGCTGGTATCGTTGGCAGGCAAAGGAAGGAGCAAACTGGTTCACCATCACATTGCTGGGTGGGCTGGGATTGCTGGATCAGGAAGCCCGTTTCACCCGTCAGTTTTCCGCACGGTTACTGGCGGGCGGCACGCTGTGGGAAATTACATCCGAGCTGGAAATCCGTGAACGTCCAGTGCTGGATGAAGGGCTTTTGAATTTGCTTCTGAGTGAAGACCCAGCAGGCCTCATCTTTTCCGGCAACAGTCTGCACATCCTTGTGCATCAAACCTTGCCTATCACCCTGAATTAAAAACGAGAGGAAAAAACATGACCCTGCAGACAGATCTGCAGGAAGCGGTTGTACGCGTCCAAGCCGACAGCCAAATCCTGCACCAAATCGTCCATGGCGATAATCAGAGCGTTGTGCCGACCGATGGTGGCAACGTCAAAACTGTCGCCAAGGCCATCAAAGACATTGAAGACACTATCCAGGAAGGCTTGAGCGATCTCGGTGCGGCGGGGCAACAGCTCGCCGATGCCGTTGCCGATGCGGAAGAATTCCGCGATCAAGCCGAACAGCACGCGCAGAATGCGGAAACACTGGCCAATGCTCTCAATTTGCCAACCGACCTGACCGGAAAAGCCGGAATGCTGCTGGCCGTCAAAGAGGATGAAACCGGCTATGAGCCGATTGAATCCAAAGGCGTGTTTTATGGTCTGCGCAAAGACGGTGCGAAATTACTGGCCGAAAGCGGCAACGGTACGTTCATCGCCAAGGATTACCCCGTGTGGTTTATCACGCTGCCTGGCGTGGATTTTTCAATCGGCCCGAATGGCCACTTGCATATCAACATCTAATCAAAGGAGAACAACATGGCCGTTATTGACCTTGGCAATATTCGCATCAATTGGCGCGGGGCATATAATGCTGCCGCCGAATATGTGCAGGATGATGCCGTTTCTTATCATGGCTCCAGCTTCATTGCCTTGCGTAATGTCACGGGCGTTACGCCGGTGGTGGGCGCGGATTGGGATTTGCTGGCCGCTGGTACAGATCAGCTCCTGCAGGAGGGCGATATCCTAATCCATGACGGGAATGCGCCTGTTCGTCTGGCACGCGGCACGGATACGCAAATCCTTCAATTGATCAACGGTCGTCCTGCTTGGCGCACGCAAGCTGTTGATCCATCCCGCCGCGTGGCAAAACTGGCCAAAGTGAATGGCCACGGCAGCACAGGCGTGCGGTCTTATCTCATGGCTGATGGCACGATTAAGGCCTGCGGCATGGGATCAAACTATTCCAATGGTGACCCGACAGGCTCCCATGTCTATCTGCCATCCCGCATTTCTCCATTGGATTGCGATAAGCGGTTCGTGGAGGCATTTTCAGGCGGTATGCAGCACTATGCCTTGACGGAAAACGGCGAAGTGTGGTCATGGGGCTATAATAACTATGGCCAGCTCGGTCATGGTGATACGGCCAACCGTGCGCAGCCCAAGCGGATCGAATACTTTGTCACGAACAATATTCAAATCGCCAAGATTATTCCAAGCCGTCCGAATGTCTATGATCATGCCAGTGTCTTGTTCCTGACAACGGATGGAAAGGTTTATGGCTGTGGATACAATAACTTCGGTCAGTTAGGAAACGGCACAACAGCAAACCAGCTAACGCCTGTGCGCTGTGGTTCTTTGACCAATATCACCTGTGTGGCGCTAGGTGGAATGCCGCACCATGCATATGCCGTGGAAAGCAATGGTAACCTTTGGGTCTGGGGAAATAACGGTCAGGGTCAGCTTGGTCTTGGTGATGTGACCGTGCGTCAGACGCCAATTCTGCACCCATCCCTGAACAATGCAGTCAAAGCCATTGCAGCGGGCGGATATACTGCGGCTGGCGCAACTCCGACTGGCCATGGCGTTGTTTTGAAATCAGACGGAACAATCTGGGTCGCTGGATATAACGGTTATGGGCAGCTTGGCCTCGGTGATACGACAGACCGCACCAGCTTTACCCAAATCACCCATGCTGCATTCTTTACAGATATCGTCACCGGCGACGGTCGCTATCCGTCCTGTGCTGCCATCAGCAATCAGCATGAAATCTATCTCTGGGGCTATAACGGCTACGGCCAATGCGGAACAGGGAATACCGTCAACCAGCTCTCGCCGTTTAAACCTGCTGGCACGTTCCAAGGCAGCGTAAGCAAAGCACGCTTTGGAGGCGGCGTTAGCACAGAAGGCTGCGTCCTGCAGGCAGATAATCAACTCTGGGCGGCAGGTTATAATCAAAACGGTAATCTAGGGCTTGGTCATGCCACGGATACCAATACCTTCCAGAAAGTGCTGGGCGTGAGCGGTACAATTGAAGACTGGGCATTGTACGGCAACGGCACTTCGGGATGGGGCATCAGCGTTCTTTACAATGATGGCCGCGTTGATGCCTGCGGCGACAATAACAGCTACGGCGAATGCGGTACGCAGCCTGGCAACCTGCACGATGTTTTATCCCTGACCAACGTCATCTTCTAAGGAGAAAAATCATGACAATCCGTTCCTATGTGAATGGCAAAGCCGTGCGCTTTGCCGAAAGTGAAGTTGCGCCCATTCATTTGGCAGAAATTGATGGCCGCAATTATTACGCCTTTGCCGAAAAGGAGGATATTCCGTCCGGTGGGAAAATCGCCGATGAGGATATTGAGTTGATTTACAAGCACAGCCAGATCATTCGACAGGTGAAGGAAGAAGCCGGTCGGCGCATTCTGGAAGTTGCACCGCAATGGAAGCAGCAAAATGCGCTGGTCGATATTTATTTGCTGGGCAAGCTGGAAAAGCTGGATGAGCAGCAACAGGATCGCCTGCAAAAGGCTGAAGAGCTTTTGCTGCAAATTCAAGATATTCGGCTGCGTTCCGATGCTATCGAAGCCTCTTTGATCAACGGCGTTTTTGTTGATTATTTCACGGAGCAAGCATGGGAAATTGGCAATGCCTAATACCTTGCTCAGTGAAGCATTGCGAGAAGCCTACGCATCTGCACCCAGCGATGTCGTTATTCTGCATACGCTGGAATTGCGTCATCCGTCTTTCTTGGATGATGACGGCCAGCCCATCGCCATTCGGGTGGTTCGGGATAATCAGGATTTGACAGCGCGGTTGGAGGCTGGCGCACCCTTGAACGCAGGCGCAATGGTGACCTTTATCGCTATGGGCTTCGATCTGGAATTGCCGCCTATCGATACCGCGCCCGTGCCGGAAATCTCGATCACGCTGGACAATGCCAGCCGCGAGATCGTCAAGCACCTGGACGCGGCATCTGACAGCCAAAGCAAGATTGAGGTCACTTATCGCCCGTACTTGTCGGACGATTTGGAAGGGCCGCAGATGGAACCGCCATTTACGCTGGTGCTGACGGAAGTGAGCGCCGACACGTCACGGGTCACAGGCCGCGCTCGCATGCTCGATGTCGGCAATAAGGCATTTCCTGCTGAAACCTATAATTCGTTACGCTTTTCGGGGCTGACGCGATGATTATTTGGATATGAGTGTTTTGGCTTCTTCGTCACTAACAACATCATAGCCTGCATTGTAGTGGCTATAAAGTAAGGGCGTTCCTTCTCTATCAATGATCTTTGCATTGATTTTGAACTTAGTGCCAACGGGATATTTCTCACGCATTGCTTTTGAACATTCAACTTTCAATGACGTATCTGCCCATTGGCCTGGGAGAGGACGCACTCGGAGTTTGCTGCCGGAGTTCTCACCAGTCGGTCTGTAGGTTTCGACAATGATTTCACGCATTTCTGCAGCCCTCTCAATTTATAACTTAAAAAGGATACCAACATGGCTAACGAGAGTCACTGGGCTTTTGATTATATCGGAAAACCGTGGGTCGTCGCCTCAGACGGCCCCGATGCTTACGATTGCTGGGGTCTGGTTGTGGCGGTGCAAAGACGGCTATACGGCCACGATTTATCCGTCATTCCCGTTGCAGAAAACGACATGAAAACCCTGATTCGCACCATGCGCGATCATCCTGAACGGCAAAACTGGCACGCGGTGGAAACACCGAAAGAAGGCGATGTCGCGCTACTGCGCCAGTCCCGCCACCCCATTCATGTCGGGGTTTGGCTGGATGTGGACGGCGGCGGCATTTTGCATGCCGTCCAGGGCGCTGGGGTCGTGTTTCAAAGCCTGAACAATCTGAACATGACTGGCTGGAAGATCGAGAATTATTACCGCCACATCGAGGGATAATCTATGGCACAAGTCGCCATCCATCATAATCCGTTCCATCTGCACAAAAACGTCGATCTGTTCACACCGCGCATCGGGCAGAGCATTCGTGGTTGGCTGGATGAACGCGGCATTGCAGAATTTTCCAAGCCCACCATCTGCATCGTGGATGGTGAGCCTGTGCTGCGCAAGGATTGGCCGCTTGTCATCGTGCAGAAGGAAACGGTCATCGCCTTTATTGCCTTGCCGCAGGGTGGCGGTGGTGGCGGGAAGATTTTTCGTGCCGTCCTCAGCATTGCTGTGATGGTGGCCGCACCTTATGCGGGCGCGGCGCTGGGGGCAGCCATGGGTGTGACAAGCACGGTGGGCATATCACTGCTGACAGCGGGCGTTGCCCTGGCAGGATCGGTATTGGTGAATGCCCTGATCCCGCCGCCATCCCCCAGCTCCGGCATAAGCTACAATCCGACTGCGCCAAGCCCGACCTATTCGATCCAGGCGCAGGGTAACCAGGCACGTCTGGGAGAGCCGATCCCTGTCGTTTATGGCCGCCACATCATCTATCCCGATTTCGGTGCTGCGCCATATTCGGAATTTGAGAGCAACGAACAATATCTCTACCAGCTCCACGTCATTGGCCAGGGCGAATATGATATTGAGCAAATCTGCATTGAAGACACGCCGATCACCTCGTTCAAGGAGATCATTTACGAAATCATTCCGCCTGGCGGCGCGGTTACTATGCTGGACACGGATGTGGTCACCGCCCCTGAAATCGCTGGGCAGGAATTGCTTTCCATCGCCGATGGTGGCGATTGGGTCGGCCCGTTTGTGGCCAATCCGACCGAAACCATGACAGATCTGTTGGCGCTGGATGTGATCATGCCCAAGGGGCTGTATTACGCCAATGACAGCGGTGGTTTAAGCAGCCGCACCGTGTCGTGGGAAGTCCAGGCACGCCTGATTGACGATGAGGGCAATGCGCTGGGCGCGTGGACAACGCTGGCCACAGAAACGCACACGGCGGCCACCAATACGGCCATTCGCAAGACTTACAAATATCCGGTCGCGGCGGGGCGATATGAAGTCCAAGCCTTGCGCACCAATGCCAAGGATAATTCCGCACGCGCTGGGAACGATATCAACTGGAGCGCTTTGAAATCGCACTTGGTCGGAGAGTCTGATTTCGGAAATATCACGATGCTGGCCATGAAGATGCGGGCGACGGATAACCTGTCGCAGCGTTCTTCCCGCATGGTCAATTGCGTTATTACCCGCAAGCTGAAGACTTGGCATCCCGATACGGGCTGGAGCGCCTTGCAGCCGACGCGCTCGGTTGCCTGGGCGATGGCGGACATTCTAACAGCCAATTACGGCGCGAAACTGGTCGATGCCCGTATCGATCTTGCCGCGCTGGTGGCGCTGGATGCGATCTGGACGGCACGCGGTGACACGTTTAACGGGGTTTTTGACCGCAAACTGACCGTGTGGGACGCGCTAACGCAAGTCGCACGCTGTGGTCGCGCCATTCCGTTTTTGCAAGGCGGTCTGGTGCGTTTCGTGCGGGACGAGCCGCGCACGCTTCCCGTGGCCATGTTTTCACCGCGCAATATCGTCAAAGGCAGCTTCAAGATCGACTTTGTGATGCCAGGCGATGACACCGCCGACAGCGTCAAGGTCGAGTTTTTTAACCAGAAAACATGGAAACAGGATGAAATCATTGCCAGTCTGCCGGACAGCGCTGGAGAACAGCCTGCAAGCGTGTCCTTGTTCGGCTGCACCGATAAAAATCACGCCATCCGCGAGGGCATGTATATGGCGGCGGCCAACCGTTACCGTCGGCGCATCGTGTCCTTCCGCACCGAGCTGGAGGGTATGATCCCGACCTATGGCGATCTGATTGCCATTTCCCATGACATGCCGCGCTGGGGAGAAGCTGGAGATATTTTGGCTTATAACGCCCCCGTACTGTCTCTGTCTGAACCTGTGACCTTTGGCGATGCTGGAACGCATTATGTGGTGTTACGCCGGAAGGATGGCTCTTTAAGCGGCCCGTGGATGGTTTCTGCGGGGGGAAATGCCTACCAGCTCCAGCTTTTGGAGGAAATCGATTTTACGCCCTACACAGGCACGGAGGAAGAGCGCACGCATTTTTCCTTCGGCGTCGGCGAGCATTGGGGCGTGCTGGCGCGGGTTCTGGCCGTGCGCCCGCGCGGGGAAATCATTGAAATATCGGCGGTGGTGGAAAATCCGCTCGTCCATACCGCCGACCAGTAAAACTTTAAAAGGAGAAAAGTGATGTCTGCTGCAAAACCACCGCAGCGGGAGGATATGATTGTCATTCCGCGTAGCGAATTTGAAACTCTGCTGGAGCAGGCCGCCTGCCGTGGCGCAAGAAAAGCCCTGAAAGAAGTTGGTCTTGCTGATGAGGATGCCGCCAATGATATCCGTACCCTGCGTGATTTAGCAGGCTCCATCAAAGTAATGCAGCGGACATTCCTGCAAACGCTGGTGCGCTGGGTCACGGTGGGACTTTTGGCCTTGCTGGTGGCGGGTGTTGCTGCCAAGGGCGGAATGTTTCACCGTTGATAAAGGAAGAAAAGATGAAATTAGATTACAAAAGAATTGTTGATAACTGCACTCATGATAAAGCGTGCGATCAGCAGGATTTGGAATTATTTATCCAAGTCTTTGAGGCAGCAATTTTAGAAACTGCACAGACATCCGCGAAAATGGCCCGTTTTGAATTGGGAGACTTCTCTTTTATAGATGATGAGAATATCAAGTGTTATACGCTGATGCTCTCAAGAGAAAAAGAAAAGACGGTCGAGCGTTGGGATGGAAAATTCACCAATGGCATCAAAATCCTGTCCCTGTCTGCTGTGACGGAGATGCTTATATCCCCCGAAATTCCGTTGCCCGTGCGGCAAATATAGGACGGAAAGTCTGGTCAAATTTCTCCAGGGTTCTTTGAAGCCATGCAAATTGTTCTGGCCAAGTATCTTCATTGTCTGTTTGAACGGATTTGTACAGAAGGATGCGCGATGTCTTTTTGTCAGGCAGCTCTTTCCATTCAAGCTCAGCGCCGATTTTCTCTTCAATCTCGCTTTTTTGCTTAAAGAGTTCGGCATAAATAAATTTAGCATTGTCGGAATTAATGCAGAGTTCAATGCCAATATTATCATCTTTAGCAATCAACAGCGCTGAGAGGTGGGCCAGGCTTGTGCCGATACCAAAGCTATACCAATGGTTTGTGCCTGGCTTTTGCGGGCGCAGCTTGCTTTTATTTTCTTGGAGGAAACTTCTAAATGCTGTCCAGTATTTCATGCGCAGAATTTCAGATGGACGTGATCTCTCAGAGGCAATGGCAACATCCCGCACATTATTCTGCCAATCATTAGGTTGGCTGATAACATTAAAACGTGGAGCGGCTGGGGAATCGCCAATGCGCCATAATTCGATTTCAAGCCCAAAGAAACGAACGGATTCGACGGTCATCTGGTTAAGCCAATCAAGCGCGGCGCGATGCTCTTCGTTGAATTCGGCTGCAATCCAAACAATGGTAACGGCCTTCAATCCTGCAGCATATGTCAGAAGCTGGCCTAAATGCTTATGGTCTGTTTTTTCGATCTGGTTTTCGATGACAACCCAGCTCTCATCTGCAGTATTTTTGCACAGGAGATCAGCGCTGAAAGGGCCAACCTCCTTTTCCTGCGCTTCCAGTTCAAGATCAATGCCCAGGGTCGCGCCAAGCTCTGCCAGATTTTTTTCTTTGGGCAGCCATGGGGTGAAATCACGGCTCTCGCTTGTCCAAATACTGCGAAGATCAACCTGTTCAATACGTCCGAGCTTTTTATCCATATTTATTAACCTTTTCTACACGTTACCAATAACTTTAACGCCCGCTTATTAAAGCTACAAGCAAAGAACGTAATCAAATTTGGGAAGGCTGCCTCTGGCGGCCTTTTTCTGTTTTTAACCAAGGAGAAAGACCATGACACAAAAACCACGAGGCATCCGTAATAACAACCCTGGCAACATCCGCCGCAATAATGACCCCTGGCAAGGACTGGCCAAAGAGCAGAATGATCGGGAGTTTTTCACGTTCAAATCTGCCGTCTATGGCATTCGCGCCCTGGCACGGCTGTTGATCACCTATCAGGACAAATACAGCCTTTGCACCATCGAAGGGATTATCACGCGCTGGGCGCCGGCCATTGAGAATAACACCGCCTCGTATATTCAGGCGGTGGCGCGGAACACGGGATTTTCTGCGCTTCAAACGCTGGACATGCACCGCTTTGAACATCTGAAGCCGGTGGTGGAAGCCATCATCCAGCACGAGAATGGCCAACAACCGTACAGCGACGCTGAAATCACCAAGGCGCTGGTATTGGCTGGGGTGGAGCCGAAACAGCAGAACCTGCAGGCCTCGCGCACCGTCAAGGGTGGTCAGGTTGCCACGGCAGGCACGCTGGGCGCTGGGGCAATTGAAGCGGTACAAGAAACGCTGGAACCTGCGACAAGTGCATTGCTGGCCATTGCCCCATACCTAGAGGTGGCAAAATGGCTGTTGCTGGCTGTCACCCTGATCGGTGTTGGCGTAATGCTGTGGGCGCGTATCGACGACCACCGGAAAGGCCTGCGCTGATGCTGAATATCCTTAAAAGCTGGCTTTCCAGCCATTTGCTGCGCCTCATCGGATGGGGCGTGGCAGGGCTTTCGGTTCTGACCGTCCTGCTTGGCGCACGTCAGGCGGGACGCAACGCCGAACGCAACGATCAACTTAAGAAAATCATAGAGGTAAAAGATGCGCAACTTCGTGCCACGCTGGATGCTCCCCGTACTCGCGGTGAGCTTGTTAACCGCCTGCGCAGGGGCAAATTCTAACCCTGCTACGACATGCCCACCGATCAAAGAATACGACCATAAGTTCCAAAACAAACTGGCGGACGAAATTGAAGCGGCATCACCCGATGCTGTATTTCCGGTCGCCGTTCAGGATTACGCCTTGCTCAGAATACAAATTCGGAGCAGTTGCCCTTAAGCGTTTTCAAGTTCTGCTAGGCTTAGCTGTTCATGTGATGCAATGGTGTTTTTCTCTAAAAACTCTGTAATTTCGGGGTTATTAGCCAAAAATGGAGCGTTCTCAATCTTTTTATGTAGATTAAGCATACGCGTTTCTGCACGCTTTAAAACAGTATCATATACTAGTGGGCGAATGATAACCGTGTCGTCACGTTCCTTCAAAGGGGAGCCTTCTTGGGGTTCAATCGTTTCACCAAGCAGATAGCATTCAACTTGCCCACTTCTTAGGATTGCACCTTTTTGATAAAGTTCTTTGACGTATTTCCAGCATTGTTGCTTTTCATCTGAACCCAAATCAATGCCTGGGCGT